TATTTTGGAGATACTGATCACAATAATAGAGGACAGATAAAGTATCTACATAATACTAATGAGCTGACAATGGCAACCAATGATGGAGCTAATAGTTTAAGATTAGATTCAGGAACGGGTGTTTATTTTGGAGGTGCATTATACATACCTGATTATATCTATCATGATGGAGATACAAATTCTTATTTTGGTTGGAGTGCTAATGATAACTATATATTAAGAACTGCTGGATCTACACAAATTTTTGCAGACAGCACAAATACATATCTTTATTTTGATGGAAACCAAAAATTAAGAACTACAAATACAGGTATATTAGTTACAGGTTCTATTGATGGAGTTAGCAGTTTATATATAGCAGATTATATTTATCATACAGGAGATGGAAATACTTATCTAGGTTATAATGGAAATGATTCTTTTGAGTTAGTTGTTGGGGGATCACAAAAAGTAACAGCTGATGCAAACTCTGCTTATCTAAGGTATCAAGGTAGTGTAAGACTATCAACAGTTGCTGGAGGTATTGACGTATCTGGAAACAGCTCAACCGGTAATGCTTTTGCTGTAAGTAGAGGTAGTGATGGTGCTAGTGCTTTTAGAGTACAAAACACAGGTGAGGTTGTAACATCAGCTAATTATTTTTATGCTGCTGCTGGTGGTGTATCAATGTATGTACAGAACACTGCTGTTTTTAGAGGTTCTATTTTGAATGATGCTTCTAATGCACCAGTTACAATTGGTGATGATTTACAAGTTAATGGTAACATAACACTAACTGGTGATTTAAATATAACAGGTGACATAAATTCTACTAGTGTCACAGACTTAGATGTAACTGATAAGACTATAACAATAGCAAAAGGTGCAGCAGATTCAGCCGCTGCAGACGGAGCTGGAATAGTTGTAGATGGAGCAGGTGCTTCTTTATTATATGACCATACTGGTACAAAATGGGAATTCAACAAACCAACTAGAGTTTCAGTTGGAAGCTCTGCTATTTCTTTTGAAGAGTATAATAATGGAGCAGTAATATTTTTAGATGGTTCTGATGGTGATTTTATAGGTTCTGACTACTATAATGTAGCTGCTTATGGTGGTGGTAGCGGTAGTAAGTTATCTTTTGGATATGGTGCTGTTGAGAAAATGTATATGGATAGAGCAGGTAATCTATTAACTAATGGTGTTATAGATGTACTTGGCACAGGAACATCTACTATAGCAGGTGCACTTTCAATTAAAAATGGTATTCTTAATTTAGATGATAATGGAGATGCAGATGGTGTTATAAATGCAAAAGCTTCACTAACTTTAAATATTGACGCAGATGCTAATAGTACAGGAGAGTTTTTTAGAATTCAGGGTAACACAACTAGTGTAAATAGTAATCCTTTATTTAAAATAGATGAAACCGGTAATGTAACAATACAAGGTACAGATGCTGACACAAGACTTGTAATAGATGATGGTGCTACAGGGCAGGCTATAACGCTGCAATCAAGTGGATCAGGGGAAGGCTTTATTAAGTTTACAGATGCAAATATAAACAGAAGTGGTGGAGATCTAAATATGTGGACAAACAATTTAGATATAGAATTTAGTACTGACAATGGTAGTAATAATATACTTCAATTAACTACTTCTGATGAAGCTAAATTTGGTACTACTCAAGGTGGTGGTTCTGTATCACTATATATGACTCCTGGTTACCAAAGGATGAGACTACACTATGGAGATACAGGTGTAGACTTTTTAGGTTACAATGGTACCAATATGTGGCTTATAACAAACTCAAGTACTTCTAATTTTATAATGGGTCATTCATGGGATTGGGATAGACAGGTTACTTGGAGTTATACTGCAGGAACATCTGGTGCTGGTAATGGTATTATGAAGCTTGGTCAGTTTTCTAAAAACAATACTAACTTTACGCACGGTCAAACAGAATTTTACACAGGTAATGGAGCAACTAATAGCTTAGTATTAAAGTTAGATAAAGATAAAAAGTCAACTTTCTTTGGTGCCGTTGATATATATTCAGGTACATCATCTAATGAGTTTAATATGGGTAGAAACTCTGGTGAGAAATTACAAATAGACCAAACTGATCAAGAAACTGTATTAACTGCTATTAATGATTCAGATAGCAATGGAACACATAATTTTAGATTAAATAGAGTATTTGCCGGTACAGGTGCTAATAATTTTATAATACAAAAAGATGGTGCAGATCAGTTTAAATTAGATACTAGTGCACATGCTACTTTTGGAGGTGATTTATATATACCGAATAAAATTATACATGTTGGTGACGAAAATACTTGGATACAATTTGAAACAGATGTAATTTCATTAAGAACAAATGGCACAGACAGATTAGTAATTGAAAATACAAAAGCAGCTTTTACAGATGATGTTTATATAGCTGATAATAAAGGATTATTACTAGGAACTTCTGGAGATGCATTTATAAAACATACTGGAGCTGGTGGCGCGTTTAGCATGTTTAATGACATAGGTGCTATGAGCTTTGTGCAAAGGCAAGATGACGGTAACATGGTGTTCTCAAACGATGATGGTAACGGTGGTTTATTTACTTACTTTACTTTAGATGGTGGTAGTACAACTTATGCTAATGGAGCAACAACAGCTGCATATACTAAATGGCCAGATAATTCTAGGATAGCACTAGGTTCTGGAAAAGATTTACAAATATTCCATAATGGCTCTGATAGTATTATGTATAACGGCACAGGTGCCTTAATGGTACGAGCTAATGATATAAGATTTCAAAAATCAGATGCTAGTGAAACAATAGCACAATTTTTAGCAGATAGTACAGTAAAATTATATTATGATAATGCACAAAAGTTTCAAACAACAAGTACAGGTATTGAAGTAACAGGAAAAATTCAACACAGTGGTTTAGAAATGACAGCAGGAACTACTCCTAATGTTGATCAAATAAAAGAGTTTAACATGAGTACTCAATTATCTGCTAATACCTGGACAGATAGTGGTATTGATGGAACTGATTTAACTACAGGTACATATGTTATGCAAGTTCATGTTAGTGATTACAATCTTGGCGGTAGCCACTATAGTGAATTTTACTCAGCTACAATTAGTTGGTATAGCTCAGGAACAAATGAAACAGTTCATGCAGTTGATGAAATACCAATTCATAGAGCAGGTCATGCACCGAATGATGGTGATGTTCAATTTAGAACAACAAGAGGATCTTCTGCTAATTTAAAACTACAAGTAAAATGTAATGAAGCTTATAATGCAGCACCAAATCAAACAACAGGTAAAATATTTAAATTTAAATTTAGAAGATTAATGTAATAAATTATGGCAATAAGATTTGATGAAATACAAGTAACAGGAAGTAGCGCTCACAGAACCTATCCAACAATAACTAATGCAGGAAGTGGTCAGCAAATTAATATACAAACTTCACATGGTTACTTACGTCTTGGTGCAGACAATGCTAGTTATGCTCACATAACAACTGATAGACCTAGTTTTTATTTTAATGCAGCTAGTAGTTTTGATGGAGATATAAATGCTTACGGTGGGACTGAAAACATACAAAGTTTTAACAATGTTGATGCAGCAAAATTTAGAGATAAAAGTAATACAGCTTATTACGTAGACCCAAGTAGTGATTCAATACTGAATCAAATACATATTGATGATTATGTAAGACATAAAGGTAATCTTAATACATATTGGGGATTTGATGGTAACAACTCTCATGTGTTTTATGCCGGTGGTACAGAAAGAATGTCAATAACAGGTGATGTATTTGTAGAAGGACCTACAGATTTAAAATTTACAGGTACTAGTAGAAGAGTAAGTTTTGATGCTGGAACTGGAACTGTTAGAACAACAACAGCTAATAGTTTATTTTTTGCAACTAATAGCACCACTGCAATGACACTTAACGCAGCTCAAAATTGTGAAGTTCATGGTGATCAACTATCTGTTGGTGGTAGTACTAAAACAACTACTAGGTTAAATCTTACAGCTACTAATACAGCTGGCTCACCTGCTAACGCAATTGAAATAAACATGAGCGGTTATGAAGGTAGAGCTCAAGGTATTTTTCATGTAGACTCTGCTCATTCTGGAGAACAATGGTTTAGTGGACTTACATATGCAGGTGCTTTTAATACTTGGCAAGTTGGTTTCCACGGAACACAACCACAGTATTCAGCAAACTATATGATGAAGGTTGATACTGGAGGTAACCTTTTTTTAAAAGGAGATATTTACATTGGTAATGATTCTAATGCAGATACAAAGTTAGTTTATAAAACAGGAGGATTTATTGAAGTTGCTAATGGATCTATAAGATCTATGACTTTGGTAGACACTGGATATGTGCATATGCATCATCAAGTATGTTTTCATCATGGTGTTGTTTGGGATGAAACTACACAAGGTACAAACCAAGGATCAATACATTTAGATCCTGATAGTGGTACAGATCACGCTGGTGGTGCAATTACATTTGGTGCTTCTGATACAAGTTCTGGAACTACTGCACAGGGAGGAATATATGTAAGAACAGATGGTAGTTATGGTACTAAAATGTATCTTTCTACTACTGACTCTTATGCATCTGGTTCAAAGACAGCTATGAAAATAGATCATAGTGGTAAAGTTTATGTGACTAGAGGAAATTTATTTTTAGGAAATGTAGATACAGCAGCAGCAACAGAAAATACAGCATTGTTTTTAAATGGTAGTACTGGTGAAGTAGAGAAAAGAGAACTTGGTTCTGGAGCATTTGGTTCAGGTGGAGGTACTAATTTTATTACTAATAATGCTGATGACATTACAACTGGTGAAATTAAATTTCAAAGAAATGATACTCAATCTATAATAGAGTCAGAAAATACATCTGCAAGTAATGCAGGTCAATTCAGATTAAAGCATTCCTATGGAAATATGGAAATGAGAAGCTTAAGAGGTGCAATGAATATATTTGCAACTAATACAGTTAACTTAGGGTATGGCACTGCTATAAAATTAGCAACAATAAGTGGTGGTGTACAGGTTACAGGTAAAGTACAGGCTTCCTCTTCAATAGGAAACTTAGCTACTGGTACTAATGGACAGCAAATGGAATATGGTACTACAGCTGTAACAACATTAAGATTTGATGCTGACAGGTGGAGACTATATGCTGGTGCAGGAAGTGGTGAAGTATTTACCGTAGAACAAAATGGAGAGGTGGGGATTAAAGATAGTTCACCATCATATGAATTAGATGTAAATGGTGATATTAGAGCAACAGGTGATGTCATAGCTTTTTCTGATGAAAGAGTAAAAGAAAATATAGTTACAATAGAAAATGCTTTAGATACAGTAACTAAATTGAGAGGTGTACAATTCAACAAAATAGGACAAGATAAAAAATCTGTAGGTGTAATTGCTCAAGAAGTTTTAAAAGTATTACCAGAGGTAGTTGCACATGATAAAAAAGATATGTACTCTGTTGCTTATGGTAACATGGTTGGTGTATTAATTGAAGCTATTAAAGAATTAAATGCAGAAGTAAAAGAGCTAAAAGAAAAACTAAATAACTAATGGCAACATTTCAAGAAAATTTTAGATCTTCAGATTTAACATTTGATAGTGATGGTATCTACTGGGTTAATCCAGAAGATAATGAAACATACCAAGTTATGATGAAATGGGAAGAACCCATTATGAAAAAAATGGCTGAGATTTGTGTAGATGAAGGAGATGATGTAGTAGAATTTGGGTTTGGTATGGGAATACTATCAAATGCTATACAAGAAAGAAAACCTAAGTCACATACAATAGTAGAATGTCATAAAGATATTATACCTAAATTAAAAGAATGGGCAGAGGATAAACCTAATGTAATTATACTAGAAGGTTTATGGACAGAAGTAACAGATTATAAACAATATGATTCTATTTTACATGATACATATGCAGATGAATTTAATAGTGCTTTAAAACCTTTTGCTGAAAGATATGCTAAACCACAATGTAAAATAACATGGTGGAATAATAATCCTGACTTAGTTTTCAAAAAAGATACAAGAGGATTCAATAGTGTAAAATACTATAATGTAAATATTAGTCCTCCTGATAATAAGTACTATACAGAAAATGAATATAAAATACCATTAAAGATAATTTAATATGGCAGTACCAAGCAGTGGAGCAATACATCTTAGTAAAATTGCTAATGAAAAGCACTTTGACAACTATAATCAGGCTCAGTTACCTACACCTCCCTATAGTTTAAAAGATGTATCTTTAGGTGGTAGTAGTAATGGTAGCGGTGTAAGTTTTGATTTAACAAATACAGCAAATTTAAATGCTAATAAACCTGATCAAGCTGCTCCGTATGCAATGAGTGAGTTTTATAAATATGATCATGCACCTAGTTTATCCACATCACCTCTTTCACAAAGTCTTAGTTCTAGTTCCCATAGTAATAAAATAGTAACAGTAAATCATCCAAACTCTTCAACATGGTATGTATCAAGTAAACCATCTTGGGTAACCATAACACAAGGCTCTACAAGCAGCAGTTCACCTAGCTTAGGGTCTGTGAATCAATGTAAGTATTCTGTTGAAGCTAATAGTGGCTCAACAAGAACTGGTGATTTAACAATCACATTAAATGTTGGTACACAAAATGGATCTCATCCAAATGGAACTAATAGTACTACAACAAGAACTACAGCTCTTTCTCAAACTGGAAGCAACTCTGGTGGAGGAGGAGGCGGAGGCGGAGGTAGAGGTTTAGGTACACCATAAAATATAAATAGTTAGTCTCACTTTTTTTTTGTATATTTAATTATATATTTGTTTAACAATAAAAATTAAAATTATGGCTATAAGATATGAATGGAAAATCACGGCTTTGAAAAAAGCACCATCTCTGAACGGTTTGTCAGATGTGATTACGCATATAAACTTTGAGTACAAAGGGATAGATGGAGACCACAGTGCAGTATTTAATGGTGCATGTCCAGTAGGACCACCAGACGAAAACAGTTTTGTACCTCTTGCTGACTTAACAGAAGCAGAAGTATTAGTATGGGCACAAGCAAATCATCCTGTAGAAAACATGCAAGATGTTATAAATAAAACTATTGCTGATAAAAAAACTCCTAAAAATGTAGAGGTTGATACTCTACCTTGGATAGGAAGCGCTGAATCAGACGAAGAAGCATCTACAGAAGATGGAACTTCTGAAGATTCTGAAGATTAATAATTTGTATAACAAAAAAATATCTTATATATTTGACTAAATAAAATTAAATTTAAATATTATGGCACAAGAAAACCAATTTGATCAATTAGTTCCTGAATCTAACGCAGGTTCAGAACAAACACAACCAGTAGTACCAACGCCTATGGAGCCAACACCTCCAGTAGCAGAACAAGTTCCAGTAACGGAAGAAGCTAAAAAGGTATCTGAAGAAGAATTAACAGAAATCCAAGAGATTAATAAAGTAATGTCTCAAATTACAATGGCTATTGGACAAACGTTTATTTCTTCATTTAGGGCACTGAAAGATTTTGATGTAGAACAAAGTAAATTAAATGATCTTTCTAAAGTATTAGAGGAAAAATATGGTAAAGTTAATATTAATATTAATGATGGTACTGTATCTCCTTTAGAAGAAGATCAAACGCCAAGTTAAATATAGATAGATATTTTAAAAGCTATAATAAATCAAATTGCTTGTTTGATTTACTAAAGTTTTGTATATTATACATATACATGTGGTATAGTATACTGTAAAAAAAGATATCTATGATTCCAACTAACTCAAGCTCTGATTCAAACGGATGCAATAATATATCCTCCAACTGTGTAGTTTGGCAAGGACCAGACATTTCTTGTATAAACTTATGTACTGGAGATACAGTAAGTGATGTAGTTGCTGCTTTAGCAACTAAGTTATGTGAACTTACTGATGGTATATCAAATGAACCTGATCTTACAGGATTTGATTTAAAATGCGCTTTACCTACTGGAGCAACACCAACCACACTTGTAGAAAACCTTCAAGCTATAATAACATACATATGTAGTTTACCTACAACTACAGGTACACCATACGTAGAACCTAATATAGCATTATGTGCTGATTTAAAGTATGCAAGGAATGATGGAAGTATAGTAGATTCTTTACCATTAAGTGAGTATGCATTATTAGTAGGTAATAAAGTATGTAATATAGTAGCTACTATAACCACTATACAAACTCAGCTAACTGATGTAGATAATAGACTTACTGTTGTAGAAAGCTATTTTCCAATTACAACTACTGAAGTACAAATAGTACCAGGGTGTGTAACTGCAACAGCAGGAGTACTTACTAATGTGTCTGTTGTTGTATCAGCATTAGAAACTGCATTTTGTTCATTGCAAACAGCAACTGGTACCCCAGCAGTTATTAATAATGCTGTAGGTCAACAGGCTATAGCAAATGCTTTTAATTTATTAAGTAATCCTAGCACAACATATTCTGCACAAACAGGATGGCAAGCAAGTCCAGTTAATATGGGTAACTCATTGCAAAACGCTTGGATTGTTATTAAAGATTTATATGATGCAGTACAAGCTATACAAACAAATTGTTGTCCAGGAGCTTGTGAAAGTTTAACTTTTGACTTTAGTATTTCAAGATTACTAGATTCAAATGCATTAACTACTCACATTGTAGTAGACTTTTCAGGAGCTACTATACCAGCTGGGTTTACTGATACAGGAGGAACAACAGCAATAACTGTAACTGATAGTTCAGGTAATGTAACTGTAAAAAATGTTAATATATCTAGTTTAGCAAATACAAGTCCTTTTACTACAAACGTAGCAGTAACATCAATAGATGAAAACTCACAGTTAACAGTAGTAATAGATTCATCTTTTACTAAAGATAGTGACGTTTGTCAAACGCTAGTAACTAAAGTAGAACCAGCAAGCATTCCTTGCCCTACAACTTATACTTTCTCAAGCATAACAAATGGAGGTTTTACTGTTGCATTTGATAATATATTAGGTACTACAGCAGTATATACACTTAAAGTTAGAGAAGGGAGTTATACAGCTCCAGTATTAATTACTAGAACAGTAACAAATCCAGGAACTACTGTAACAGAATCATTTACAGGATTAACTGCTAATACAACTTATGTTGTTGAAGCTACAATTGTATATCAAGGAGTTACAAAAGTATGTGTTAAAACAGGAAACGTAAAAACTGCAGATACAGCCCCACCTTGTAATCAAGGAATTGATGTTGTATTCTTGTTTGACTATACATCTAGTATGGGTCCAGACATGAATACAGCTAAAGCAGCAGCGACAAGTTTAATTTCAACTATTAAGTCTGCATCTGGTCATCCTACTTATGAATACAGAATTGGTTTAGCCTTATATGATGAGACTGGCGGACAAGGAACTAATCCACAATATAATAATCAATCAAATTATACTAGTTTACCAGCAGCTCAAAGGGTACACCAAAATGGTTTAAATACTACACTGCACTTCACTGCTATGGAAATGTTACAACCTAATAATGAAACATCATTTACAGCACAATTAAATAAATTAAATAACAGTGGTAATTTAAGCATGGGTACTGGGAATCTAGGACCAGAACCAGGACTACCAGCTTTAAGTCAAGTTGTAACAGGTAATTTATGTGGTGCTTTTAGAACTAATGTTGCTAAAATTATAATCTTATTAACTGATGACGTTGAAGGTGGAACAGATGATACTAGTAATGCAACTGATGTTGCACAAGGAGCAGCAATGGCAACTCTATTGAATAATAATGGTATTAAATTTATTGCAATGGGTCCAGGAGCACTAGCGACAACAAATGGTACTGCAATCTATGAAGTGCTTGCAAATGCTACAGGAGGAAGTGCTACCTCTACATTTAGTGCTGCTGCAGTACAAACTGCAATAACTAATGCATGTGGAACTTAATAATTAAATAAAAAGATATGGCAAATTGTTCAAATTGTAATGATAATGTATCTAGATGTGGGTGCGGTGACCAAGCTAAGACTAATCCATGCACTTATACAGATTGTTCTGTAGGTAATGAAAGATGTGGTGATGTACAAGATGCAGCATGCGTTACGTATGGAGGAGCTAGTTTTACAATAGGTCAAGCTAATGCGTTACTAGCAGTTGATAGTGGTGAAAGACTTGACTCAATTATACAAAAATTTGCAAACATACTAACAAATAATTTAGGTGCGTGTAATAGTGATGATGTTAATCATAATCCTTTCAATGTATACTTATCAGGAATTAAGAAAGATGAAGTTACAGTAGTATGGAATGCTATATCAAATACAAGCAGTGGAACAAACGTATACATTGACACGCAAAGTTCATCATCAGGATGGACATTAGTAAATACTAGTCCAGTACCATTAACAACATTTACACAAAAAATCACAGGACTACTAGCAAATACAGCTTACAAAGTAAAAGTTGAAACTTCATCTCCACCTTCAGGATGTAAGGTAATGGAGGTTTTATTTACAACTCTTGCTTCATAAAAATACAACATTGTGATGGTTTGTTGGTTTTCTATTACAAACGTTGGAGGGGCCGCATACAAGCGGCCTCTTTTGTTTTCCAATATATTTTTTTTATATTTAACAAATTTAAAACAACATGTCTTACTTAAAAAATAAAATATTAGAAACGTTAAAGTGGAAAAAAAATCCCAAGTACGTCTCTAAAAAATTAGGAATCCCACTAGAAAAATATAATGAACTAAAAAAAGAAATACTTGCTGAGAGAAAGAAACTTAAAAAAACAGCTAAGTTTTTTGACAAAGCTCAGAATAGTTCACAACTTGTAGAGCAAGTAGATTTAGAAAAAGGTGAAGGTAAAATATCTGGAACATTTAGTCATGAACCTAAAACTCCAGAAGAAATTATACAATTACTAAAAATAGATACTGACAAATGGAAACTCTCTCAGTATTGGAATAAGCAGATGGGGGACCACTGGAGAGTATCTGCATTGGTTACTAAATTAAAAACTAAAGAAGAAGATCTTCTTGCAGATATATTACATAATTGGAAGCCTAAAAAATTTAAGATTCCAAAAGCTAATATTACAAAACTTAAAAAAGATAAAGAGAAAGTTTGTGGTATTCTATCATTACAAGATATACATTTTGGTAAAGAAGGTAATGAAACTATAGATAAAGACTTTGAAGATACCATGAAGAATCTTTTATCTAGAGCCATATCAAGTCACTATATTGAAAATTTGTTTTTTGTTGTAGGAGGTGATTTAATCAACATGGACACCTTCTATGGACAGACTACTAGCGGAACACCTTTGGATAACTGTACGGTAGCTACAAAGGCCTATGAACAAGCATTTGATGCAATGCATTGGGGTATAAATTACGCTAAAGCTTTTTGTAAGACTTTGACAGTAGTTTATATTCCAGGTAATCATGACAGATTATCATCATTTCATTTAGCTCATGCTTTGGGTAAATCAATTGATTCAAATAATATAGTATGGGATCTAGAATACTTAGAAAGAAAAGTTCATGTTTGGAATAATAACTTCAATGCATTTGAACATGGAGATAAACCATCTAAGAATACACCTTTAATATATGCTTCTGAGTATCCTAAAGAATGGGGAGAAACAAAAAACAGAACTTTATTTACAGGTCATTATCATCAAGAAAGGAAAGTAGAATATGTAACAACAGCTGAGACAAGTGGTTTTGTTCATAAGACATTACCAAGTCTTTGTAGATCAGATTACTGGCACTATTCTAAAAAGTTTACAGGCAACAGAAGATCCGGTAAACTAGAACTACAACATCCTGTAATGGGGAATATATGTGAATTAACCTATCAAGCAATGTAAAGAGCACCTCTGAAACTTTTTTTAGTGGTGTTTTTTTTGTAAATTATAATTGTAACTATGATCAATAATTTTAAGAAACCTAATCTTAAAGGACCTAGATATAGAGAAAAGAGATTAGGATTGTTAAATAAAAAGACTATATCAGAGTTTAAAGACAAGAAACCTTTATATTCTAGTATAGATGATTCAAAGTTAAAGAAAATAATTAAACTGTATAATCAAAATCTGTGGAATGGGGTTATAGACAATAGAGATGGCGTTGAACTTCCTGACTCACTTGGTTTTCTTTTTATAGGAACTTGTCCAACATTAAAGACGGTTAATACTAACTATCAACTGTCTGCTCAATATGGCAAGGTCATACAAAATAAAAACTGGGAGACGGATGGTAAGATTGCTAAAATATTTTATACCAACTATACAACTAAGTACAGATTTAGAAACAGGGAGTTATGGGGGTTTGTAGCATGCAGAGACTTTAAAAGAAGTGTAGCTAAAAATTATCCTGAAAATTGGAACAAGTATCCAATTATGAAGAATAAATATAGAGTTGCATTTTTATATAAGGATAAGCAAACTACTAATAATAAAATAGACGTATAACATTATAATAAACAATTATGGCAACATTAAGCGCAAAATTAACCTTATCAGGAACTGATCTTACTTCTGATGCATTAAACATGACAGTCACTGATGCAATTACTATAAGTAAAGCTGTTGAAGTAAAAAGAGTAGTTTTAAGTACTACAGCAAAAGATGTAGTAGCAGCGGCTGGCTATACAAAATCATTTGTATTTGTAAAGAATATGGATAGTGCTATCAATATTACTTTAGTAAAAGCTGATGGTGGTGATGAATTTATAGCATTAGGTCCAGGAGAGTTTGGATTTTTTCCTTGGTCAACAGCAGTAGATCTTAAAGCAGATGCAGCATCCGGAACACCTATATTAGAAGTAGGTATATTTGAAGTTTAAAAAATACTACTATGGCAACAATAGCAGACGTGATATCTAGAATTAGAGGTCAGGCAAAAGCTGAGGTACAAGACGCTTTTGTTACAGATAGATATATCTATAGCCTTATTATCAAAAGTGCACAACTGCTGATGAGGAGACAAGACCATGCTAATAAATTAATGAAATTTAATTCAGTGTGGAAAGCTTTACCATTTGTAGAAATGATAGAGGTAGATAAAATTGAGGCAGGATGTACAGGCATTCAAAGTGGATGTACATTTATGCGTACAAAAAAGAAGTTACCAGAAATGATAGAAGGTTATTGGGGACCACTTATAAGAACAGTTAGCTCTATAGATGGCTCAATTGAATTACAACCTACTTACCCTGGTACATATGTATCTATGACTAAGACAACGTCATTTAGATACAATAAGAAAAAATACTTTTGGTATTTAGATGGTTATATATATTCTCCAAACATAGATTGGGAAGCGCTTAAGATTGAGGCAGTATTTAATGATGATGTCTCAGCGTATACATGTGAGAAAACAGATGATTGTATACCTAGATATAAACAAGAAATATATATTCCTGAATCATTATTTCCTGAAATAGAGCAACAAGTTTTAGTTTCATTAATGAATTCATTAAAAGTACCTGAAGATACTAATGATGATAAACGTAATTTAAATAGATAATTATGGCAGTATCACACAAATATAGAACATTTGATCAGCTATTAGAAGATGTAATGGTTGACTTTCAGACATATGCTTTGGAAGGTATGATTGAGCCAGCACAATTAATTAAAGTTGCAACAAGAGTTAATTATGATTTAGGCTTAAGAATACACAGAACAAAAGAAATAGTACTAGATATAGAGCACGGTAAAGCAAAACTACCAAATGATTTTGCATATTTAAATTATATATTTAAATGTGGTGAATATAAAATAGGAGATAGAATGCCTGCAGGAACAACTGTTGAAACATTTAATGATGTTCCCTATGTACCAGCACCAAATGAAAAAGAACCATGCAGCAAAGATGATGATTGCAGTCAAGCTTGTGTAATACAAACTTGTGATAAAACTAAAAAACATCAGTTAGTACAAAGAGTGGCACCTACTAAGTATAGAACATTTACAGCTTTTATGCCACTTAGAGTAAAAAATATACACGACAAAGTTTGCTCTACATGTGTAGACGTTGGTACACAAGCAGCAGATATAGCTGAAATCAAAGATGGTTTTGTTTTGACAACATTTGATACAGGTCATGTTTATATAAGCTATCAAGGTGCTATGGAAGATAACAGCGGAAACTTATTAGTACTTGATCAACCATACTGTAATGAATATTATGAGTATGCTCTTAAGCAAAGGATATTAGAGAACATGCTTTTTGCTGGAGAAAATGTTGCACAGCAATTAGGGCTGATAGAAGGCAGGTTAAGAGCTTCAAGAAATAATGCTTTAAGTTTTGTCAATACGCCTAATTTTGCTGAACTGGAGAAAGTGTGGTGGCTGAATAGAAAAGCTCAGTACCATAACTACTACAATATGTTTAAAAGCTAAATAAAAGCTAATTATGGCAAAGAAACAACCTGCAAAAAAAACGTCACCTCAAGCAGGGACGCAGTCATTTAGTAAGGGGATGATTAAAGACATACATAAGTCTATTCAACCCACTACTAACTACTCTCATGCGCGTAACGTATCTAACCATTCTGTAGATGGTGATGTAGGTGTTGTAGGTAATGAGCCAGCAAATTTAAAATGTTCCTTAGTCCCTTATACTATTATAGGAGTTATACACAAATATGGTGATGAATGGATTGTATACTCTACAGATGATACCAATTCTGAAATAGGATTATTTGATGACAGCAAATGTCAATATACAAGTTTAGTTAATGATCCTTGTTTAAGCTTTAAAACTTCTCATTTGATTGTTGGTGCATCAAAAGAAAATTTTGATTGTAGTTGGCAAGTGTATTGGGATGATGGGCTTAATCCATCACGTACACTTAACCTAGATGATATACCTAGAAAACAAATAGAGACAACAGCTCCAGGAGATACTTGTGTTACATTTGAAGATAGTCCTACGTGTTTTAATCTAGACTGTGAAAGATTAAGACTTGCTCCTTTGTTAACAGTACCTTGTATTAAAATTAAAAGTGCAGAAGATGGAGGTCAGCTTAGAAATGGTACTTATCAGGCATATGCTGCATATGTTGTAAATGAACAAAGAGTTACAGATTATATTGGTATATCAAATTTACAATCTTTATGGTCTCATGCCGGCACAGGGGGATCTTTAGATATAACTATTAGTAATCTAGATAGAGAAGAATTTGAATTTATTGAGTTGGTTATACTAAGTAATAATCAGAGTAACCAGGTTGCTAAAAAAATAGGACTATATAGTACTGATACAAGCAAGATATCAATAGACTTTATTGCTCCAGAACTACCAACTGTACCATTAGAAGTTATTCCTATGAGGAATCCTGCTTATGAAAAATCAGATGGAATGTTTGTTGTAAATGATTATTTAATAAGAAAAGGGCCAACAACACAATTTGATTTTAACTATCAACCATTAGCAAATAAAATTCAAACTAACTGGGTTGTAAAAGAATATCCCTCAAACTATTATCATAAAGGTGGTAATTCTGTAGGGTTTATGAGAGATGAGCAATACGCATTTTTTATAAGATGGATATATAATACAGGAGAAAAATCTAAATCATATCATATACCAGGACGTGCACCTAGTACAACAGGTATAACACAATTTGGACAAGTGGTAGATGAGACAGCAATAGCAATAGGCCCACAAAGTATTTACAATGATGAATATAACTTTCAATCATACAATACAGCATTTGTTACACAAGGTGCAGTTAACGAACCAAGTGGAGACGGTATTATTTTGTCAAGAGGTAAAATGGCATATTGGGAATCTACGGAAAGATATGATACAAGAAGACCAGAAATTTGGGCAGAATTGTGTGGCAAGTTTATTAGACATCATAAAATGCCAACTGAAGAAACACATTCTACATTAGAATTGACTAATAATACTGGCACAGCAATTAGAGTTTTAGGTGTAGAGTTTGAAAATATAGAAAGACCAAAATTTAATGATGGGTCTTATATTCCAAATATTGTTGGATATGAAATATTAAGAGGCTCAAGAGAAGGAGCTAAATCTATATTAGGTAAAGGTATATTTAAAAATATGCGTAAGTATGATGTTCCTGACTCAGAAGATTTGATACAGTCTGGGGTGCAAGGTTTATATCCTAATTATCCTTTCAATGATTTAAGAGATGATATCTTTTTTGCACAATCAGAAACTGAAGGATGTAATACTTTTGGTGGTAGTTTAGCAGAATTTCCTCCATTAACAGGATATACTAAAGATGTATTATCATTTCATTCTCCTGAGCTTATGTTTAGAAAACCATTTTTAAATGCTGCAGAAGCTAGAATATATGGACAGCTTGATGGAAGAATGACAGGTACTTTTTATGCATCTGAAAATCACCCACAGCATAAACTAATGAGAAACGGAGCTGCTATATTAGCAGGTATTATTGGTATTGGTTATGCAGTAGGTAGAGTAAGAGGTGATAAACAGTTTGGTGTACGTGGACCAAATACACATGTAACCTCAGGTACTCCTTATTGGGGATTAGGATTTGGTAGTGGTGGTACTGTTCCTGGATCATCAATTTTACAAGCAACTGAAATATCAGGTACTGCTTCTGCTGCACTTGGTATTAGTTCAATAATTGACAGTCTTGTAAGTTCATTAATAGATGATTTAACTGATTTAGGTGGTTTAGCTACAGGTTCAAGTTTATGGACTGAGTTGGCCTTAGAAGCACAAAATGGTTTAGGAGTTTTAGCATCTATAGCACCTGGTGTAAACTCTGGGCATACTATAGAACGATATACAAAAACTCATCCTACTGGTAATTTACCAAAAGTAGTGGCTTTACTATTATCACAATCTATTGGTAAAACTAATATAGCAACAGGTGGTGATGAAATGATTGAGCTATTTTATAATTTAATGAAACCAAATGATCATGCTTTTAAAATGAATAGTTATGGTTTCTATAATAATTATAGTCCATTAGGAAATGGTGCAAGATTTAGATCTGGTACATCTGACTCAAATTATATTGATTCTTCTTTTCAATTATTTGATGAAGGTAAATATAAAATAAACAATTTGTTTAGACCATCAACAGTAGTTATATCAACCAAAAATGAATTTGATATACCAAGTGTAACAGATAAATCTAGGTTTGCAATAGGAGGTGATAATGATAGTGATACTATTGGTAAGCTTAAAAAACCTGAAGTACCAAGGGGTAGGGATATATCATGTTTATATGGAGCATTAAAGTTTAATTTTGAAAATCAATATGGACAACTAGATCAAGTTAAGCAAGTTATGATGAGAGGGTGTACAGAAAATATAGACTTTTCTTTACCTGCAGAAACTAAATATACATCACAACCTATATTTGATGGGGATACATACATTGGAAGATATACAGAAAAATGTATTATGCCAATATTTACAGATTTTTTAAATGGACAACCAGACAACTTTACATATGATTATAGAAATAAAATAAATCTTCCTTTTCCAAGATTTTGGATGGATACTCAAAAGTATGACATGACAGGCTTAGCTCAAGAAATTATGAGTTTGGGTATCACAAATGCAAATGACGCTCTGCCAACTGATTTATATTATTTAGATAGAGGTGATACATGTGGTAGCTCAGGCTTAACTAATTTGTTTGGTGCTGCAGGTAATCCAAAAAACCCTGCTTTTGCTATGAGGTATGCTTATATGTATACACACATTAACGGCATATCAGATTTCTTTGTAGAATCTGAAATAAATTTAGCTCATAGAGATTGGGGAGATAAGTCAGAAGAAAAGATTTATTCTTCTTATTATAATAATAATATTAAAGATTTATTACATGCTGATATTCTAAAAGATGATAACTTCTATAGGTATGATTATTCTTTAAGTGCTAGTAGATTTATTACAAACCTTGCATCAAATGGTAGTATACAACCTAGAGACTATGATCCTTTAGTAGCTGAGACCTGCCATGACTATTATCCTAAAAGGTTAATATATTCCATGAGAGCACAAGATGAAGCTAAAAAAGATTTTTGGAGAGTGTTCTTACCTAATAATAAAAAGGACTTTAAAAATAAAGTAACAAGCATAAAGCCTTTAAATAGAAGTGGAGCTATGATGTTCTTCCCATATCAATCACCTGCAATATTCCAAGGTGTAGATACACTTAAATCTGATATGGGTACAGAAATATATATGGGTGATGGTGGTTTATTTGCTAAGCCTCCTCAGAATATAATGAATGCTGAGACAACAATGGAATATGGATCTTGCGAAAGTATGAGAAGTATAACTAATACTCCATCAGGACTATTTTGGATATCACAAGCACAAGGTAAAATATTTCAGTATGCAGGTAGAGGAGCTGAAAACATAGCCAATCTAGGTATGAAATGGTGGTTTAATAAATACTTACCGTCTCAACTTATAAAGCAATTACCAGAAATAGAAGAACTTACTATTGGAGACAATCCTGTTGTAGGTGTTGGTTGTCAGACTGTATATGATGCAAATGATGATATAGTATATTTCTGTAAAAAAGATTTTAAAATTAAAGATGAGTTTGTAGGTAATATTAGATATGATGAAAGAACAAATGCTTTTGTATTGTATGGTAGGGGACCACAAATTCCTGTAGCATTACAAGAAGGTATATATTTTGAAGATTGTTCTTGGACTATATCATATGACCCTAAATCAAAAAGTTGGATATCATTCCATGATTGGCATCCAGAACTATCAGTACCTAGTATAAATCATTTTTTGACTACTAAAAAAAGTAATGAAAGCCCTGTAGGATTATGTCCTGAAGGTTTTAGTTTTAATTCAGCTACTGGTTTATGTGAATGCGGATCTTACAATCAAGAACCAGCAGATGTAAATATAGAAAACGTAGCAGCTAATATTACTGGAGGACCACAGAATTGTATAGTAGATATTGTTATAGCAATGGATATATCAACAAGTACTAATACAGGCAATAGATTACAAGCACAAAGGGATTTTGTACAAGCTTTTGTAAATGATGCAAATATAGTATCTGGTATGGCAGCAGGCAATATACAAGTGGGATTCACAAGATGGAATTCAAATCAAGTTTCTTCTATGAACCCTAACGGATTTACAATGAGTAATACTGTCACACCAGCTCAAGTACAAACTTACTATGCGGCTCCTGCTAACAATGGGACACATGTAACTAATGGAACAAACGCTGCGGCAAATGTGTTAGCAAGTAAAAGTACTTCTGAATTAGGAGATAGAAGTGCACAACCTAACTTTAGAAATGTACTAATAATCATGACTGATGCTGTTGCTAGTGCTGACAATCCATTAACTAGTGGACCAGGTGGTACACCACTAGGATGTCAATATCAGAATCAAGCAAACTATGATGTTTTGGCAGTTTTTTGTGATCCATCACAAGCTACTCTTCCTAATGCAGGAGCACAAAATATTATGAACGGTATTACGTGTAATCAAGCAGGATTCCAATTTATAATAGCAGCTAATCAAACTACAGGAGGAAACTCTCCACAAGCAGTTGCAAATCAAGTTACAAGCGTTGCATGTGGTTCAGCTTATGCATGTGAATGTCCTCCAGGATTTACTTTAGTATTTCCTGATTCAGCAGGTAATCATACACAAGCAAGTGGTACATGTACAGTTACAACTGCTACTGAACTTGCTCCTATATGTAGAAGAGTTACTTGTGAGTGTCCACCTGATCCTACTGGTTTAGGTACAGTAACAGAAAGTGGAGTATGTGATGATTTATTTTTAGCAGGTACAGCCGGTTATGTAAATCCTACGCCTCTTACATGTACTTTAAATACTTTAACTACAATAAATCCAGCCACATCACAAACAGGAATGTGGAGACACAATAATAGATGTGATAAATATGCTAATTTTTATGATGTACAATATCCATGGGAAATAGAAATTGTAAATAATACTGGTCAGCTAGTTACTACTTTAAGAAGTATAGAATATCATTTAGAAAGTTATGTATATAAAGGAGACGGATATAATGCATGTGGTGATGATAGATGGCATGACTTAGATTTTAATTTTGATGAAGCAATAGTTCATAACACTGAACAAGTATCTGGATTATTAAATCTTGTGGTTACACCTAAAGAACAACCAATACAAGCATTAGCATATCCTATTATTAATACAGCAGGTCCTATTGACATTTTATATTCTAAAGAAGAACAAAAATATAGATTCAATCAATTCTGGGATGTGACAGAAGATAGAGGAGAATTTAGCACTGCACAAAGAGCTATATTTAAAACAGAATGTAATGGATATAAAAGAGAATTAAATACTGCTAATATAAATTATTCTAAACCAGAAACACAACGTAAAAAATTCAGACACTATAGCAATAGTTTATTCTTAAGAAAGAAAAATTCTGATGGAAGAAAAATGCTGCTAAGACTTAATAACTTTAAATTTCAAAATTCACAGAGATAATGCATAGTAAGAAATTTAAAAAGATAGAAAGAAGAGGATTACCAGGTGGACCTAATGAAATGTTTACCTATGTAACGGGCGTTTTTTCTACTGATGGCTATAAAAATGGTAGCCCAGATATAAACAATCCTTTTAATATTATTCCCTCAGGTAATATTACTATGAAAGATGTAGACTTTCCTGTAATTGGTATAGATAACTTAGGTAACAAAAAGATGATGATGCCAGGCGGAGAGTATGAGTTTCCTGGTGATATGGTATTTGAAGTGCCTATGGCTCAAGGCGGTGGTACAATAACAGAAGCTCCCGGTTTTTTTGATAATGTAGTTAGTGATGCAAGATCATTTGTAAGATACCCCTTTGCAACTATTAAACAAAAGTTTAAATACGGAGATGTGCCTTACAATTTTGACAAAGGTATAGATTCAGGAGCAGTTGATAAAGATGCTTTTACAAAAGGGATAGATTTTTTTAATCCAATTAACGCTGTATATAAAGCAAATAAAGCTTTAGGTGATGATAATTATACTGATGCTTCTTTGAATGCATTAAGTATTCTACCTTTAGCTAAACCTCTTAAGGCACTTAAAGGTGTAAGTCCTGCACAAGCTAAGATATTAGCTAAATCAATCAATAAAGGTTCAAAATCAACTCAGATGCAAGATGGTGGAGAAAGTTTTCTTGATTATGCAAAAAGAAGACTTTTAAGATCTTTAAATCCTTTTGCACAAGCTGATGACACATTACAAATGTTAGGTGTCCCATCTAATCTTATAAGAGAAGGTATAGAAGGTATATCAGGTTATTTTGGGGATGAAGGTGGTTACGGTGATGGAGAATGGAATTGGGGAGATATAGTGCCTGATATAGAAAATACATCTATTCTAGATGACACCAAAGCACAAAGACCTATTTCAGATGTTTTAGAAGTTGAAGGTTTTGTACCACAATTAGTAGTAGATTTAGTAACAGATCCTTCTTCATACGTTGGAGCAGGAGTAGCAAAAAATGTTATTAAGAAAGCAGGAACTACTAGTATTCCTAAATTAATTAAAGCTGTGGTCCCAAAAATAAAAAACGCAGGTGATGATGTTATAAAAAAATCTGCAGATGATGTTGTTGAAATGGTTGAAGACCTATTTGGTAAAAAAATTAAAAAAAGTGATGCAGTAAGATTGAATAGAGTAGAAGATGCTAATGTTTCTAATACTACATTTAGTAAACCTAATCCAGATGGTTCACTTCCATATGAAACTGGTAATTGGTTTTCAAGTACAGGAACCCCTTTCTATGTAAACAACACCAAAAAAGCTGGAACTAGTGAGCTGTTAAATCCACATTCTAATAAAAGATTATTAACTACATATTTAAGTCCAGATGATGCAAAGAATTTTAATATACTAAACATGGATCCTAATACAAGCGCTTATGCATTAAGTGGTGGTAGAGGAAATTTACCAATACCTACAGAGTATGTTATTCCTCCACCTTTAGTATCACGTCTTAGAAATCAGGGGAAAGTGGGACAGGCATCAGAAATTCTGGGAGCAATGCAAGACTTTTATAAGATGTATGGAGGAGATCTACCAAAAGCACAAAGAGGTTTTTTTACAAAGCTGATAAAAGAGGGTGCAAAAAAATTGGATGACTTTATACCAGCAATTCAAAGAGAACTAAGATCACTTGAGAAAAGCACAGGTTTATATAGCAAAGACAACTTACTTAAAGAAGTTGCTGTGCCAGGCAGTGATGTAACAATACAATCACCAACTAATTTAGCAAAATTTTTAGATTATATAGGTTTCAATAAATTAACAGGAAGAAATAGTTATCTTCCACATTGGGCCCGAAGAGATGATGGTGCAAAGGTAGTAGCACAAGCTACTCCGTCAGGACCATATGCATTTAGTAACAAAGGCATGAAATTGCTTTATAATCCTAAAGGCAATTACTATACTATACCTGAAGCATTTATAAGTAATCCTTTAACTGCAGGAAGAACATTTAAAAGCATGCAAGATTTTATGCCTAAAGGTAGTATTTTAAAACAAGGACCTGAGGGCAGTTTAAGCACAGACTCATTTAAACTTATGATGAACCGTTTAAAAAGAGGTCAATTTTCAGATGTAACAAATTATAGTGATCCTAATGTATCACGTTATCTAAATACTTATGGAAAAGGTTCTAGAGGAACTAGTCAAAATATTCATGAGTTTACTGATGCTATAGATGATTTAGAAGCTTCAATGTTTAGATTACAAAATCAAGGTAAAGTTGGTGAAGGTTTTACGGGTTTTGGAAGACGTAATGCAGGCTCAAATTTTGAGATAGGAGTACCAAACTTAACAATAAGAAAAAATTATACAGAAGGCGGCTCAGTAAGTTGGATGTGGAAAGGTAAGTCATACTCTGGTACACTAATACCTAGCATGGAGAATGAAAACAACAGATATGCTAGAACTAAAAATGGCAAAATTAAAACACTACCTAAAAAGAAGATGGGTGGTAAATTAAGAATATATAAAGATTATGTAGATGGGGTATATGATAAAAGCCCTAGCAGAGATTATGTAGAAAAAGTATATGATAAACTTAATAGGGTTTATTTATCAGAAGCTAAACAAGCTAATATGAGTACACCTAATTATATAATGTCATATTTAGTTGATGAGTAAACATTAGAAATTGTCCTTTATAATTTGTATATTATAGATATAGTATGAGTATAAAAAAGTTACATATAAAAAGTTTAAATAAAGCCCAAGGTGGCCAGGACTTTAGATTCCGTCCTAGGTACATGCCAACTAACTATGGTTTAGAAGCGGGTAATTTTAATATAGGTGATGCATTTAATGTATTAAAAAGCGGTTACCAAGATTTTTTTAGTGGAAAAGATAAAGATAAAGACGGTTTTAAAGACGGCATCTTTAGGGATATGAAAAATAAAAGAATAGACCGTAAAACAAATGTTATACCTCAAATGTATAATTATAAGGTAATGTACGATGCTGACACTACACCAGGTGATTATGAATATAATGCACAAGATTTATTCAAAGCATCTAGATTTGGTAATAGACTTTTAGGGAAAAATACAATTGATCCTACAGGTACACTAAACTATAGTAATCTACCAGATGATCCCAATAATACTTTTTTTACAGGATATGATATAAACTTTAATAATACAGATCTTGAAGGTGAAGATACACGTACAGATAATCCTAGATTGAGAAGAGATATGTTAATTGCTTCTGATGCTATTATGGGAACAAACTTTGCAAATATGAAAGAAAATAAATTGCAAAGAACTCTTAAGAATATAAGTACTGGACTAAACAAAGGTGTAGATGCTGCTGGCAATTTTATAAATAATGCAGCAGAGGACGTAACCAACTTTACAGACAAACTAGGTAATGATATGAGTTCAGTCTTTAGAGACTTAGTATCAAAAGGTGAGTTAACAGTAGATGATATTAAAAATAAATCAGAAAAGTTCATTGAAAAAATGGAAAATTTCTACCGAGATGATATTAAGAATATACTTAAGTTTCAACCTGGTGGAGAAAAAAATTCTAGAAGAAATGTAAGATCATATGATCAAAACAGATTATTAGAAATAAGAGATATTTTAGATGCAGGTAATCTTTCACTTGATCAGAAGAAAGAGCTAATGGCTGAATTGACAAACATCAATGAACAAGAAGAAACCTTTTTAGCTGATATAAGAAATTACATGCAAAATCTAGATGATAATATGTATGATTTACCATCTAGATTAGATTATTTTGACAAAGATTCAGTTGCACCAGGTGCAGGTTTAATACGTGAACCTTTATATAATTGGTTAAATGAAAATCAAGGAGCTGCATGTAACACATATGCTTGTGCAATATTAAATGATGCAGGAGTTACTTATCCAATAAATATGCCGCCTATGAAAATTAACAATAGGACATACAAAGGTGGAGATTTAAAAGCAATAATCCCTGGTAATTTACAACAAGATAGTAACTACAATTATAATACTGGTACACAAGGTTTTGTTATGACTAATCCGGATGATGAACTTTTACCTGGTGATTATGGAAGAATAGGTTACCCTTACACAGGGCATGCTGTCTTGTATACTGGTGAGGAAGCATATACACCTGAAGGAGAAGAGCAAAGATTTGTAAGTGTATATAATCCAGGAGGTCCTAGTTCAGGACTAAAAGTAGGAGACTATTATAGACCTACTTCAATGGATTCTGGATATGACAATCCTGGAACTACAGAAACTGCAAGATATGTAGGTAATACAATATTTATTAATGAACTACTAAATAGAACACGACCATCAAAAGAGGATTTAATTAAAAAAAATGTAGCTTCTAGTAATTCAGTTGATAAACCACCTAAAGCACAATACGGATTTAATTTTTCAGGTACACCTATACCTGTAATGGAAGATCAAACTACATATACTTTGAATCCAGATTTTGATTTTGGTAGCCTTTTTAATACACAGACTAACTTTATAGAGGACACTCAAGCTGCAGCAGATGGTTTACTACAGCAACAATTTCCAGGACTTGGTCCTACACCAGCACAACAAGCAAGCCAGCCGGTAATTGCCAATACAGAAAGTGTACAAGTAGGAATACAAGATCCAGCGCCACCTGAAGTACAAGGTGTTAAAGTAAAAAGAGATTTTGGTAAAGGAGTACAAGGTGTAGTAAACAGAGGTTTAACAGCACTTAATAGAATGGAAAGTAGTGTGCCATTTAAAGTATTTGAGAAAGGTTCTGACTTGGCAGTAGGTGCAGCTTCTGTAATAAATGACTTTTTTCAAGATAAAAAGATTGCTGAAGCAGAGAAAGAAATGAGACAATATAATATGGCAGACAATCAATTTGGTGTGAAAGAAACTATTGATAGAGGTTTGTTTGATACAAATTCAGGTTTATTAAGACCTGATATGACTGTAACAAGCTCTTATGCAAAGGGCGGTGGTGAAGTAGAAGTAGATGAATTAACATTAAAACAACTTATAGCAGCTGGTGCTGACATAGAAATAATAGAATAATTATGGGTAGACGTATAAAAGTAAACAAAGTTCCTGACGGCTTTGTAATAAAAAACGGTAAGATTCTAAAGAAAGCAAGCTACGGTGGTGGCTTTGTGACTGGTGATCAAAAAGACTATGGGTTAGTAACTACTTATGGTGCAGACAATGGTAATGGTACACAAGAGCAAGACGTCAGATTTTCCTTGTCATCTGTACCAAGAGACTTTGCAAACATAGAAGCTGAAGGTGGAGAAACAGTATTAACAGACTTAAATGATAATGGTTCATTTGGTTTATATAATATAAATGGACCAAGACACAGTCAGGGTGGTGTACCTATGTTTTTACCAGATCAATCTTTTATTTTTTCTGATACACCAAAGATGAGAATGACATCAGAAGAATTAGCTCAGTTTGGAATAGAAAGCAAAAAGCGTATGACACCAGCTAAAGTTTCAAAAAAGTTTGGTTTAAATGAATATATAGCAGCAGCAGGAAATCCAAACTCAGATCACATTACAGAAAAAAGCGCAGAGTTAATGTTAAACAAAAATATGATGAGTTTATCACAACTAGCATTTGGACAAGAAATGAAAAAAGATTTTGAAGACGGTGTTCCTACAGCAGCTTTTCCTTATATACAATCTATGGGAGAAGATCCTATAAACTTTGCTGCTATGGTTGATCAACAAATACAACAAAGAAAGCAAAATATGGCAGCGTATGGGATGGAAGTAGATTTAGATCAGCAGGCTGTATTACCTAAGGCACAAGTAGGTAGAGAAGAAAGAAGTACATCTTTTGCTGATTTACCTCCAGCTATAGAAAAAGCTATAAACGAAATATTAAAGAATGCATCAGATCCAAGCAGTCCTGAAATTCAACAACAAATTAAATTAATTGTGGATGCTGCTAAAGGTTTAGGCAATACTGTAGGAATTAATACAGATCAAGCAGAGGATGTTATAAATAATATAGTTACAATAGTAGCTGATAACGTAGAAGAGCTTTCTAAAACAGGAAGACTTCCTCTTATTACAGAATCTATGGCTAAGATTGACAACATGCTCAAATCAAAAGGTATAGATATACAAGATGTAATGGATGTAGGAGAGAAAGGAATTGAAGATACACAACCTAAAGCAGACTCAGGTCTATATGGAGATGTTACTATGGATAACCTACCACAGTTTTATGAAAACAATAAACTTTTATTACAATCATTAGACTATCCAAGTTATCAATCTTTAGAAGAGAAGCATGGTAAAGAATGGTACAAAGACCCAGCCTTTGTAAAAGACTTCCAAACTAAAAAGAATGAGTCTTTGCTTGCTAGATATGATGCAGATCCTGAATTAAGAGCAGCTTTAGATAAACAAGGGATAACTAAAGATGAATTTATTAATGCTTATGGATTTAGAACAGATGGTGTAGATGGTGAGACAGATTCTATTGATGGTAAGTTTGGTGAGTATACACTTAATAGAAGAGACTTTATAGATCTACCTGAGGTAGAAGAAGAAGAAGAGGAGGAGGAAGAAGAAGAACTTCCACCAGGAAAACAAACTGCACAACCTGATTTTTACTTACAGGATAAGATTAAGATGGATGCACTATCTAAAAGAGATAGAGATTTATTTTTACCAAGCAGACAAGCTGTTGAGCAAATAGAGCTTAACCCTGCACTTCTTGATCCAACAAGAGCAATTGCTTCAGTAAATGAGCAAGCAGCTATAGCAGCCGATGCAGCAGGAATGTTTGGACCACAAACATTGAGTGCAAACTTAGCAAAGAGCACAGGTACTTCATATAAAAATATTGCAGATACTTTAGGAAAATATGATGCAGCAAACGTAGGTATTATTAATAAGGCAGATGCTTTGCAAGCTAGATTTGATCAAATGACAGATGCTGCAGAACGTCAAAACTATAAAGAAATTGTAGATGGTACAAACTTAGCTGTTCAAAATTATATGGATGAAAGAAATCTAGACAGAGAGCAGTTTGCTGATTTATATGCTAATGCTGTAACTAATAGAGCCAATACATATAACTTAAATACATTAACTCCTTACTATGATATTGATCCTAGAACAGGGGGTATGGTTATGAATGTTGACACAGCCGGTTTATTCAAGCCTGTCCAGCCTTCTGACCCTTATGCTCAAATAGATAAGTTAAGTAAGTATGCTAAACTTGCTAAAGCTTCTGGATTAAGTGATGACGTGATTAATAATATATTTTTAGGATCAGGCGTATATACACCAACTAGTAATCAAACACGTGCTGATATTATTAGAAATGCAGGAGGAATAAATCTTCCATATAATAATACAACAACAGAATCTGGTAAAAGAGGTAAACAAGTTAAGGCTCCAGCAGTACCGTTTTATATAGGAGTTACTGACGGGAGAAGAAAGTAAACAATAAAAGTGTATTGATTTAATTTTATACACATTAAAAATTTTAGTAATTTAGATTATGGCTACATATGTACAAGGATATAAAATGTATGACAGGGAACCAACCCCTTTTGTACCTGATTATAAGTTTTTATCTAATGTTTTAGATACTAGACAAACTAGATATGATCAGAACTATAAAGCTATTAATGATGCTTATAGTAAAGTTGTATATGCTGATTTAAGTAGAGCTGAAAATCAAGAAACAAGAGATCAGTTTGCTAAACAGATAGCCCCTAAGATGGCACAAATATCTGGATATGATTTGTCACTGCGTCAAAATGCAGATATGGCAACAGGTGTATTTGCACCTTTCTATGAAGATGATAATGTTGTTAGAGATCTTACAAATACAGCTAACTATAAGTTTGGTTTAAGATATGCTGAAAGTTTATCAACGTCTCCTGATAAGGATCAACGAGATTTGTATTGGGATACTGGAGTAAAGGATTTGAACATACAGATGGAAAAATATTTACAAGCTGATCAAGCCAGTGCTTTAAACATGAGCATAGGTAACTATACACCAAATCCTAATTTATATGAGTATGCATTAAAATTGCTTGATGAGCAAGGTTTTAATGTAGAGAAAGATATATTAGAACCTAATGGTAGATGGAAAATAACTCAAAAAAATGGTGATCTAGTTACTGAACAAGCATATGCTTATTTAAATAGAGCTTTGATGGATGATCCTAGAGTTATGCAAGGATATCAAGTTAAATCTAGAGTAGATAGTTATGAGTTTGCAAAACAAAAAATTGAGTCTGGTGAAGTACAATCAATTGCACAAGGAGAAGAGCTTTGGGCTAGATCAAAAATAGATGAGATAGCTACTCAACAAGCTATATTATTAGGAACTAAAAAAGCAGAGGCAGAAAAAATAGGAGATACTGCAGCAAGATGGGAAGAGTATACATCAAAGTATAATTTTCCTGAAGGTCATTCATCATATAAAACTGCAAGTAATTGGAAACAAAAATACCTAGCTGCAACTATGGGTGTTGAAGATACCAGAAACCTTGTTAACTTAGGGATAAATTCTGGTGAAAGTGCAAATCAAGACCTTATGAATAAAGCATATCTTATGTATATGGGAGTTAATATACAAGATGATCTAGGTGCTGCAGCTAAATCTTATAGTATGAAAGACTATAGCTTTAAGTTAACAGAAAATAAATATGGTTTAGAAACATACAAAGCAGAATTAAAGTCAGCTCTACAAAGAGAAAAGTTTATATTAGATAAGAGACTAGCGGATTATGAAAAAGAAATAAATCAAGTAGGACCTAATCAAGATTTCTTAATAACAGATGACAAACCAGGTAATGTCAAATATGAAATAACAGATGATGGTACAGTAAAGTCAACAGCTAATACAATACAAAATAATAATACCGCAAGAAAAGCATTTCTTTCTGGTATCAAAGATGAACAAGTAGATTTTGTTTTAAGTCATCATCAATTTTCAGAAGCATATAAAGATAATCCAAATCCTCATACTCTTACAATAGATGGTAATGACTATAGTCTTACAGAAGCAAGAGAGTTTTTAAGCAAGCCAGCAAATAGCAGACATTTAGAAACATTATATACAACAGCTGCAGATAACCTTGAAGATCAAAATGCATATCCAACAGGTGACATGAGTGATGCTGACCAACAAAAACTTAAAAATCTAAGACATGCTCCTAAAGATATACTTAAAAAGATTAATAGAAATACTGCACTTAATCAATTAGAGGTAGAAACTGCTTGGAATAATTATAGCGGTTTACTTTCTATGAAAGAGAGCTATGGAAAAGATTTATTTAACTTAAGAACACAAGGTGTGCCAAACATTTTTGGAGGTGACACTAGAGGTAGTGAGGGTGCCAGCGGTAAAAATGCTACATCCATATTATCAAGAGAAGAGTATAGAGCAGAGTACAACAAATGGGCTGATGCTAAAGGATTACATAGAGGCTCAACTGGTGGTCCCTTGATAGGAGGAGCTCCTGTAAGTACTCCTGCTGGTTACATAGGGATGAGTCCATCATTGATTAACCCATCATTTATAGCAGAAGCAACTAGAGGCATTTATAATTTCTTTGCTGGAGAAGAAAATCAAGTACCAACGGTAAGAAAATCATTTGATGTAAAAAAATCAACTAAAATAGCTGATGAAAATTATGATGAGCAAATAAAATATATTAATGCTACTATGAACGGAGCAATAGATTTACACCGTAATGACAAAGGTGATGAAAACTTTGAGTCTCCTTTTAAAAGATTTTCTTACATAGAGGGTTCTGTAGGTATTGGTCAAGATCAAATGACAGGTGCTAGTGCATTACTACAACAAGGATATAAATCACAATTTAATCCTTTAACTACACAACCAGGAGACCCAGCATACACAGACTTTAAAGTTTTAATTGATCAGATAAATGATGGAAGGGGTGTTATTGCTATAGCTCCAGGTAATATAATGGGCCAAGACAATTTTGACGGTGAAAATAATGATGAGTCTCAACAAATGCTTATGAGTTTAGCATCTGCAGTCACAAAGTATTTTAATGCACCAAGAGATAGTAAAGGTAATGTTAAAACAACAGGTTTAGGCAAAGCACCTTTCTTTGACATACAATACAATCCTATTATGGGTGGAGCCAAAGATGAAGAAAAAAATTCAGGGTATACAATAAGTGTCAGTCCAGAATGGCATAGTGAATACTTAAAGCAAAATGGTTTTGAAAATGATGAAATTAAAGAACTGCTTCAAGATGATAATGCGGGGACTATATCAATAGTAGTTGACAAAAGATTAGATTTTAATAGAAAGAGTATGAACAATATGCAAGCTGCTGTTTCTGATGTTAATGCTGCTATCAGTCTTAGTGATAATAATTATTATGAATATGATGGAGGGAACGAAGGAGGATATTTAAGAGTATACAAAGATGGTGCACAATTCTTTTATGAGTTTCAAGGTAAAACATTTAATTCAACAACAGGAGAGTTTGAAGTATCTCAAAAAGGATCTGGTATTCCATTAGTAGATCCAAATGGTACTCCTGTGACTTTGAATCAGTTGGACGGATATGTTAATGGTTTAGAATTAGATATGGATAATATAGTTTTAAGAAACAACAAGCTTCAAAGAGCTTACCTAGAAAGCATAGCTACTAAATCACCATACTATAAAACGTTAAATTCTATTAATTTTCCAGACCAGAACAATTTTAAAAAATAAAAGATGGCAGAAGAAAGACCAATTATAAGACCATCTGATCAGTTACTACCAGGTGGGTTAGGGAAGAATCAGTTAGACCAACAGTTAAGTCAACCAACTTCTACATTGCCTATATCAGATCAGTTTAAAATTCCTCTAGAGGATATACCAGTAGATGGGATTATGAATCCTGCAAATATGGATATGATAAACCGCTCTGTAGCAGTTAATCAATTTTTTGTACCAAGCTATGGTAGCGGATCTCCTACAAAGGCTGAGAGTACTGTAGAATTTGATTTGTCTGATCCTATAGCATCTGCACAAAGAAACAATATAAGATTTGATAAGGAAGAAAGCCGTATTAAACTACCAACATTTTTTAGTACTGCTGATACAGGATTTGATAGATATTTTGCACACCCTAAATTTGCTGAGATAGGATTTACACCATATAACCCTAATACAGAAAACATATATAATAGTAATTCTGGGTTGAGTGATGACATGTCAAGAATGAGAGGAGAGTTTGGAGAATTATTTGGCTCTGCATTTATGAGCGGTTATAGAGCTATAGGTGATTTCTTTTCTGGTGACTATACAGCTCCTGATTTTGAAGGAGCAATGGCCTTTGAAAATGCTATGAGAGTAGGTAATTCTAGTAGAGGTGGTGTAGGAGGATTTACAAACAATTTTCTTTTAAACAGTGCATATACATTTGGTATTATAGGATCTATTGCAGCAGAAGAGTTAGCTCTTGCAATGGGATCAGCTGCTGTTAGCTCAACGGGAGTTGGTGCTCCTGCAGGTGTAGGTGCATTTTTAGCGGGTACTGCTAGAAACATTTATAGAACCACTTCAGCTATAAAAAATCAATTTGCTATAGGCAGGATGGCAACAGCTACTTATGATATGCTTAAAAGTTTTAATAGTTTAGAACGAACAAGAAACTTTTGGAAAGCTGTAAGAACAGGAAAACAACCTGTAGCTAAATTTCTTTTGCCTGGTACAATGCAATCTTTGAGGTACCTTAATAGTTCTAAGGTGGCAGCACAAAATTTAGGAGGGATAGCAAAGGGAACAAAAGTGCTTGGAGGATTTTATAGGGATGTAAGAGCTGTAAATTTAGCTATAGCTGAATCTAAGATGGAGGCAGGATTAACCTATAATGAACAATTTGAAAATGCAATAAACATAAAACAAAAAAAATTAGGTAGAGAATTAACTACTGAAGAAATGAATGAGGTGCATGCAAATGCATCACAAGCTGCATTTAGAACGTTTCAATGGAATGCTCCTGTAATTGCATTAACAAATCAAATAGTATTAGGAAGAGCTCTTAAGGGTTTTGGTGGAAGGTTCGGTAGAATATTTGATGAAACACTCACAAACTTTGGAAGAAGAATAATTAGAACTAAAGGTGTTAGAGATGCAGCTGGAAAGGCAACTAAAGATGTATTTGAAGATGCAGGTGAAGGCTTCCTTGGACTTCCTTCTTTGAAAAGAATGGCAAGTTGGACTGTAGGTGGAAGTTTAAAGAGAGGTGCTCATGGTGCTTTAAGATTTACTGCGGCTAATCTTGCAGAAGGTTTACAAGAAGTTTATCAAGAGGCAGTTAATGTAGGTGTACAAGATTATTTTTCTGAGTTACTAGAACATCCTTCAGCATCACATCAAAATTTATTCTGGGGCGGTATACACGAAGGTTTAAAATCACAAGCTACAGGGCAAGGTTTTGAAACATTTATGTCAGGTTTTTTGATGGGTGGTTTAGTACAAGGACCTCAAAAATTTGTTTTTGGTTTTGCACCAAATCAATTTAGTAGGTTTACTAGACCAGAAGAGTATAAACAATACAAAGAAAAAAAGGAAGAGTATATAACAAATCTTGTACAAGTATATAATGACAACTACAATGAGATGTTAGGTAAAGATGGTACTGACTTTCAATGGAATAGTAGAAAATTAAACTTTGCTGCCATACATGATGCAGCTAAAGAAATGGACAGCTATAATTATGAAGGTGACCCTCTTGGATTCTATGATGCAAAAGACTTTCTTAAATTCCAACACCAACAAATGATCTTTGATAATGGAGGCGCTAGTGAATACACAAGTGCACTAAGAGATTACTTACAACTTTCAGATGAAGAGCTAGGAGCTTTAGACGAAAGTGGACAAAAGAAAGGTTCACAAATAAGAGCAGACATACAAGAAAGCATACAAAAAATAGAAAAAGCTAAAAAAACGTATGATGCTAATAAAATGAAGTACCAAAACAAATATAATCCTAATAGGTATAAGAAAGGTACAAGAGAGCATTTAATGGAATCAATTAAATACAGAGCATATGAGCATGCTAGATTTTTGCATATGTTTACATCTGATTCTTTTGAAAGAGCATTAGAAAGAAGTAATAAAATTTACACAGAGTTAGCATCAGATCCTATACTAAATAAAATAGCTGCAAATGATATTCAGCTTTTAGCAGATGCTCCATCCATACAAAATGAAATAAGTATACTACTACAAGAGATAGAAGTTTTAAAAGATACAAAAGGAGACAAGAGAAGTGAGATTGCAAAAAAGAAAAGAAAAATAAAAGCATTAGAAAATTATGCTAATGTTCTTAATGCTCCAGAAAATCAAACAAAAAAAGGAGATAGGTTTAGCAGAAATAAAACTAATGTTAAAAAGCTAAGAAAAGTTTTTCTTGACTACGTAAATGTTCTTGCTGAAGAAAAAGGAGACTTTGTAAATGTAGACAATGTAGATAGTGCTTTACGTAAGTTAATTGACTACGGAGAACTTAAAGGAAGAACAAGAGCATATGATAAAGCTATACAACTTTTAGCTGATCCTGCAGCTCTTGATAAACTAGCTGAAAGAATAGAGCCAATAATGGCTGTAATGTTTAAGCAAAACAAAAAAAGATTTAGAAAATTAGCTAGAGCTAAAATTGCACAACATGAAAGAACAGAACTATTAAAAGCTTTAGATAAATTAGGTATACTGGTTCCACCAGAACAAGCAATGAAGTTCTTACTTTATGGAGATGTTAAGCAGCTAGTACAATTTGAAAATGAAGAAGGGGCTGTAAATGCTGAAAACAATCCTGAGCTGTTTGCAAAAATACAAGAAGCTATAATTACGTATGAGAAACTAGCTGAGCCAGCTGACGTTGAAAATAAAGAAGATAAAGATCTTGAAGATTTTGATCAAGCCAAAACAAATCAAGAGCAAGATTTCAATTCTGCTGAAACAAAAGATAGTTCATTACCTGCTATAAATACAGATTTAATTACAAAAGAAGAAGGAGTAGTTTTAAATAAGCTCTATGATAATTATAAAAAGTCTGTAGTAGCAGATGGTAAAGTTTTAACTGAAGATGAGTGGTTAGAACTAGATTCTACAAAAAGGCAATATTTAGGTATAACAAAACTAATGGCCTTATATAAAGAAGCAGCAAGTAAAATGCAACCTTCAGGTGTAGAAGATGCCTCTGGTAATCCTATTGGAGGAACACCTTTAACATTTGAATCATGGTTTACAGAGAACAGAAATAATAAAGATGTAAGATTAATCTTGCTTACAAATTCTTTAAACGCCTCTAATTTTATAGCTGATGAAAAAGGGGTAGCACCATCTACCTTACCACCAAATCAGAAATTTCTAAAAAAGGGCAAGGGTATAAATATCTTAAGTATAAAATTAGTAGATCCACAAGGTGTTGAAAGAACTATATATAGAATAGTAGATAATGATTTACAACCTGTATCACCTGCATTATATCAAAGAGCTAGATTAAATAATGTGGATGCTCACAATACAATACAGTCTGCAGACAAAGTATTTAATACGCTTAATAAATTTATAGAAGAAGATGCAAGCTATAACTTTGATGGTCAAGAACTTGGTTACGGTGATACACTTATAGAACAAGAGACTGGACAAAAATATTTTGTTATAGGTACTCCAAATAATTTAGTTGATGGATCTAAACTTATTGTAAAAAGATTATCAGATGGAAAAGAAATTAAACTTAGTGAAGTAGGATTTAGTGAGAACTATAAAAAAGACACAAGAGACTTTAAAGAAAAAATATCTAGACCAGAGAAAACAAAAATAACAAGAATAAAAACAGGTGAACTAAATTCTGTTTATCCTGATAGAACAAAAGGTAGTCCTATATATGATATGTTAGATGATCCTGAATTTAATATTAATAACATTACATTCAGTGTATCTCTAAATAAGGTTAGACCAGAAAATCCATTTACTATATCTGGATCAAGCTTGCAAGCAAACCCATATATAAAAAAGATGGGTGATAAATATACTGTAGCTATAAAATATAATGGAGAGACTATAGGTTTTGTTGCTAATGGTCAATATAAATTTGAGTTTGAAGGTAAACAACTAAACTTAAATGCAAGTGAAGAAAGTTTACAGTTCTTGTTTGATATGAATAAACAAGATATAGTTGCACAAGTTTTAGCAGCAGAGCATTTAGAATCTACACTTGATAAACTTTATGAAGCTGCTGGACAGACTTCTTTTGATGTTACAATAGATCAACTTAAAAAAGAAAAAATAACTTTTAGTTTCAAAGGTGATACTTTTAACTATGATGGTGCACCAGTAAGTTTAAATGCCATTTCAGATAATACAGTTGATGGTACAAGATTAATTTTAATTAGAAGAAAAATTAAAGGTGAAGATGGTAAAATATCTATTATTGATGATTATGTTTCAGATTTAGAAACTGGTTCTACAGAAGAAATTGAATTACATGCAAAAATAATGGATCAAATAAACAATGATCCAAACTTAAAAAAACAATATTTAAGAAAAGGTTACAGTGCTGTATCAAGAAGACCTAACGGAAACTTAGTACTTATACCTTTAGATGTAACAAGCAATGCTCCACAACTACAAACTTTACTAGGAGACATTGCAGAGAAATCAATAGATTTATCTACAGATAATGTTGATGATAAAGGAAAACTAAAAGACCCAGCTGCATCTAAAGATTTTAATTCAGATATAAAAAGCAAAATATTTATTACAGGATTACCTGGTGATAAACTAACACTATCTGTAAATGCTGCAGGAGATGTTTTGTTGCAAGGGACACAAGATAGAAGAAGTTATAGTGTAAAGGTGGATGCAAAAGAATATTCTGAAAAAGGATTTAATGCGTTACTAGAGAAATTTAATAATCAAGGTGGTAAAATATCTAGAAAAAACTTTGTAATAAATATACCTAAAGAAGCAAGTATAAATGAAATAATTGATTCTACTACAACTACTATTCAGATTAATAGACCTAAACAAAATAGAGCAGTATACTTTAATGTTGACTCAGAACAATTACAATCAGATGAATTGGTAAAGAACCCACAACCTAAAGATCAAAACACAAAGGTTGATGATAAAGTAAATCTTGGTAAGATAGAAGAACTATCCAAAGAGTCTGAAACAGTTTCTCCTACAGATGAAATAGCTGAACAAATAAATGATGCTATTGCAGAAAGAGACGCAATTAAGAAAAAGGTAATGAAAGAAGCTAGGGAGTCTGGTCAAAATAGACTTCTTGCACTGAAAAACAACAAAGAATATTTAGATGCTGTAGAAAAAGTAGATAAACTTAAAAAGAGTTTAAATGATAATGACGCATATAAAATACTACCAGAAAACTTTAATGGCACAGAAACTGAAAAGGTAGATGCATTTATAACTTGGATGAACGAGAATCTTCCTGAGTTTATTGCTTTAGGTAATATAGATGATATAGGTAATAGATTAAAGAATAATGG